TGAAAACCCTCTTGCCATTTTCAAATCTGAAACTTTTGAGTTTGGCGATACCTTGCAAGAAATTTACGTACATCCAGCCGAGAAACAAAAGTACAATTCTAAATCAGACGTCAGCCCGTTTAAATTCGCTGATACAGACATCGAAGTTTTTTACCACACTTTGAACAATGAAAACTTCTATGAGCGCACCTTTGAGCGTGCATGGATTCAAAAAGCCTTTGTATCGGACATGGCTTTTGACGAGTTCATCGATAAAATGTTTACATCGCTTCTTTCATCTGATACACTGGACGAGTACCAAGCCATCAAGGGTGTACTTGAAAAATCTCTTGCAGAAGTCAGCTATACTGACCTCAAGGGGGCTAGCAAGAAAATCACTGTTGCTGGAACTAAAATTGACGAGACTAAGAGTGATTTTGTCGTAGACTTTAACCAGTCACTCATCAACTTGTCTAAACGTTTCACAATTCCAAGTCGTACGACCTTTAACAATCCAGTTGGTGTTCCGAACATGACAGCGATTGAAGACCAGTACCTTGTTATCTCAGCTGAGTTCTCCACTCATTTGGATATGCTTCTCGCTAACGCTTTCAATATGGATAAGGCAAGCGTTTTGGCTCGAACTATCGTGGTTGATGATTTTGAAAAATTCACGGGAGAAGGAGCAAACAACGGACGGAAACCAGTTGCCTTCCTCATTTCTGCAAAATCCATCATTAATAAGGATAAACTGTTGCACATGGAAGCCATCCGCAATCCTCGCAATCTTACCTATAATTACTTCTATCACCACCACTATTTGACTAGCTTGTCACTTTTTGAAAATATCCATTTCTGGTATACAGAAGAAGCCTAACGGCTAGCAACGGCGGGCAAAAGCCCGCCTTTCTTATTATAGAAAGGAGGAACAATGAGCCTAAAGCAGTTTCAAAAGCATTTAGGAAAAATTGAATTAAACAAAGAAACCGTAGAGCGAAATAGACGGGCTTTCTTTGATTTTTATTTCAATTATTTTTATAATATCATTGTAAACTATTTCACATGGGAGAACTTGCCAAATGATATTGATGAGCTTTTCTTAGAAAGAAAACTACTTGAAAATGGACACGTGGCTTTTTTCCATGATGATATGGTGGGGTACGTGGCACAAGGTGGAACGCGTGGCGAACGCTTGAACCACTATGACCAACCATTGACTTACAAGCCAGTCAACGCTTCTAGTGTAACCTATTTTAAGGATATGGAAATAGCCTACACTGAAAATGATTTTAAGGTGATTGAAGACTTGCACAAGGACAATACAAGAGCAATTAAGAAACCTTGTATTGTTATTCCGAATAACAATTTTTATCAACCTTACATCGAATACTTGAGCTTATTTTGTGAGAAATTGGCTGATATTGAGTTGACAATTCAGTTAAACAGGAACGCCCAAATCACACCATATTTTATTTTTGCAGATAACCAAAACGTGCTATCAATGAAGAATATCTTTAACAAGATTGCAAATTTTGAGCCAGTTGTCTATTTGAACAAGCAGAAAGACAAAGATGGGCAAGACAGTTTTAAACAGCTTTCAGACTATATCCAAGTCTTTAGGACAGATGCGCCTTTCCTTTTGGATAAATTGCACGACGAAAAACTCAGGGTAATGAACCAGTTACTCACTTTCATCGGTATCAATAACAACCCTAGCGACAAGAAAGAGCGACTAGTAGTCTCTGAGGCTATTTCGAATAACGGGGTTATCTCAGCTAATATCGAAGTGGGCTGGAAGTCACGACGTAAAGCGGTTGACCTTATCAATAAATGTTACGGACTAGAAATCAGCGTGAAGCCAGCGGAAACCATCCAGCAGTTCAATCTGGACAGGGTAGCGCTTGACTTAGCAGAGCAGGAGGGAACAATCATTGACCCAGACTAACACGACAGCAACCATCTCGACCTTTCTCAAATCAAGGTATAGAAACCCTGTAACGGGTTTACTTGATGGATTGGCGCTGGATGAAAACGGCGACTTTTTGCACTATAATACGATTATAGATGCAACTTATAACGAGCTTTTCAAGGATATGCATCTAGTAAATGGTGTTTCAGACGAGTTCAAGAAAGAATTTTGCAAGCACTTTTATAACCGTGAAATCGGGCTGGAGACTTTCGCACGTTTCCAGATTGCTCTTGAAGAAACCTTAAATAATGAGTGTTTCAATTTGTTTAAATATCTAACTGAAATCAGAAACAAGTCTATCAAGGATTTAAACCAGTCAATGAATATTGACACCGTAGGAAACCAGACGGGTAACGGTCAAGCCTTGCAAATTGCGAACACGTCACCCCAAGAGCGCAAAGAAATCCTTTTCACACCGAAATATGGAACGATTGAATATGCTGACAGCTTGCTGGAAAATCACCAGAAAAACGAGGCAGACACCAAGAGCAATGTTTCAGGATGGAGCGGTTCAAGCCTAGCCGAGCGCTTGCAGAATAACGCCGAATTGGTAGACATCCAGTTCCAGATTTTCAACATTTGCGACAAACTGTTTTTACAGGTGTTTTAGAAAGGAGACAAGATGAAAGACTTATCAAGCGCTAAAATACTAAAATATGATAGTATGCTGGAAGAACTAACCCTTTTCAACTTTCAAGAGTTTGAGTTTGACCCAGAAGACGAATATTATATCCATGTAACAAGTAAGCGCCTAGGCAATTTATCTAAGTTGTGGATCAAGCTAAAACCTATCTCTTACCATTTTGAGAGTCTGGAAGATGGCGCTGTTTGGTCTATCCGCAAGACTTTCAAACGCCCAATCTCACTAAAAGCGCTTTCACATATTCGCTTTAAAATTGTAGGTAGCTATTATAGCTATGAGAAGCTAATCAGCAAGAGCAAATTGAAAGGGTTTGGGAGAGTGATTGATGATAACAATTACTTTTCACGTATCCCGCTTGTCAATGAGTTGACCCATTGGGATAATGGGGTTATCGTAACACCTAATTATCAAATGAACATCCAGCAATTAAAAGATAACAGGGTTTTGATTGATGGACAGAACTTACTTGCTGATTGGTCTTCCTTTAAAATCAACGTAACAAATGATAATAAGGGAGTCCCCCGGACAATAATGACAGCAGAAAGAGGACACGAAACACTATGATAATGATTAACTTATCTGAAACAGCTAATATCGTAACAATAGAAGTTACAGGACACGGCGACGACAGCGACCAGTCTTGCGCACGTGTATCAACTGTTTTAGATTGTATGTACTTATTTTTTAAAGCAAGTTTAAAAAAGTACAAAAAATCAAATGGGTATACTTTTATCCAAATTTCCGAAACAGTTCAAAACCATTTTGAGCTTCTTTCGGCCTTGCAATATCTTGCAACGCTTGAAAAATTATATAAAAAATCAATTAAAATTGTCAAAGAAAACGAGGTAAAATAAATGGCAAAAACTACTAAAATCATCCGTGGAATCGCCTCATGGATAACATTTCAAAAGCATCAAGGTGTTCAATCCTTGACAATCAAGGGCAAACCTGAACTTGCTGATTTGTCTCAGGACAAGAACGGAGATACAGACTTGATTTTAAATGCTGATAAGGACAAAATCAATTCTATTTCATCTGGTATCCCTTTCATTACTGTTACAGAGAGCACCGAAGGAACAGACCCCAACCAACTTAAAAAAGCTGGTCTTGATTATGACTTAACTAATTTTAATATTGGTTCTGATGGGTTGATAGATATTTCAAAATCTAAAAATGGAATTACCCTCTACACATCTAAAATCATTGAAAAAATTGATGAAAAAATTTCTGGTCTTAAAGTCGCTAGTCAATCTAAGAATGGAGTTTCATCTTGCTTGTTACATCATGTAAACGGTGAAACAGGCGAGAATGATTATAGCATTTCTCTTGACGGTGTATCTGACTTTTTTGCTGAATTTGATAAAGGTTTCTTTGAAATTTCTCTTGTTTCATCCGGTGGAAATACAGTAACAGGTGTTTTAAGTTCTGAAGGCGAAATTTTGTTTAACAATCTGACACTTAAAATGTTTAAAAAAGGGTCTGAATACCATTTCAGAATGAAGTCAAACAATAATATTACATCTGATGATTATTTAACTTTTAAATATTATCATGACAGCGCATCAACTAGCACCTATATTACCATTACGAATAACGGACGCTCAGCTGAAGCCGTTGAAATTACAGAGCCTAGAATTCCAAGACCACTAGGCGGAGTACCACAATAAGGAGGTAAAACATGACTCCAGAAGAATTTCACGATGATTTTTTCAGGAATTACCGTGGTCGCTATTCTAGCTATTGGGTAGAGCGTTGGGGTCTTATCCCCTCTATCCCAACTAGCTTTGACAATGCCAATTCTATCTATGAGCTTTTAGCATGGCTACAACGAGCCTTTAAACAGCTTCTTGATGATTTTGTAGCCCTTGAAAGCGAGTTTGAGGACTACAAAAACGCCCTCACAGAGCTATTGGAGTATCTAGTGCCTCTCCTCATTCGTCGCTATATGGAAAGTAAAGAAGCGGATGACTGGTTTAATAAAAAGGCTGATATTTACTATAATAAAATTATCAAGCCTTACATTGACAACGAAATCAACAAGGTGAACCAGCGCATCGATAGAGAAGTGGCTGGATTGAATGAGCGCATCACTCAGCTAGACAACAAGCTAGTATCTGAAATAAATAAACTTGACAACAAGATTAATGAGAAAGTTCGTGAGCTAAACGAGCGCATCACGAACGAAAACAACAAACTAAAACAAGAAATCCAGACACTCAAAGAGCAAGGCTCAAAATCCGAACAAGCCTTACAAAAAATCATTACAAACCTTGAGCAGTCAGGCGCTTGGTCAGGTGGATTGACAGGTGGATTTACTCAAGGACGCAACCTTGCAACCGGTAACATTAATATATTTGGTGGCACACCAGACGGAGACAGCTTTATCCGCACGAATAGCGGACAATCTGAAAATGACCTTGCTGGAGGTATCTAGTTATGCCATTACAGCTAAAATTTGCAACGTCAACAAATGCTAATATTGAATATTTTGGCACAGGTGTTCCTGGATGGACGCAAGCTTATGCGAACGCTTGGAGTTTTGCTAAGTCAGACACTGACTACGGTTATATGACAAATGGCAATACTACTTATATCCAGTACGGGCACAATGACCCGACTGTATGGGCTTCTATGCGATTTTGGGGTGAAAGCGTTGAAGTTCTGGAAGAAGTGACCAATCCGGACAATTCTATCACAGCTAAAATCAGGGTCAAAGCGCTATTTTGGTGGTCTAAACGTGTTAGCTCTAATGCTGGATATCGGGTAGACTACGATATTAAAGTAAACGGGCGTTCTATCTGGAGCTTTAGCGGTTATACTACAGACGAAGTCATTAAGAATGAGGAAAGTTCTCAAGAGTTCACGGTCACTATTCCAGCCGAAGAGCGGTCTTCTGCCTCTGCCTTAAATATCAGCGTCACTTATCCCAATGGCGAGTATCCAAACAATAACTTTTATGTCGGTGTTTTCCTATATAATACGAATAAAAAGAGTTTCAAGCCTTGGGCAGTACGTAAAGCTGGTATCTTTAAGACCTTGAGCCGACCAAGCGGGTTTTTCAAACGGCGCATCACGACTTGGCAAGATAAGAGCGAACAAGTTCAAACGCTTGTCGGAAAAGAGGGAAGCGCCAGCCATAAAGTCCGACAAGGTGGCAAATGGCTAGGACAAGGAAAGATAGGACAAGAATAAGGGAGGGTTTTCGCCCTCCTATTTTGAAAGGAATTTAAATGAAGGAAACTACTAAAATATGGCTGTATGCTAAAAGCCCTTTTAAAAATGACTATGCGAACGTCATTAATTTTGAGAGCAAGGAAAGTATGGAAGCGTTTTTCACAACAGAAAACCAGCATATAGAATTGGTCTATCAGTACAATGAATTTCAGTATATCCAGAGAAATGGTTCTATCGTAGTATCTGGACGGGTTGAAAAGTATGAGAACGTAACTTATATGCGCTTTATCAATAACGGGCGCACATATTACGCCTTTGTGTTTGATTGCGTGTATTTGAACGAAGGTGCGACAAGGATTATCTATGAGGTGGATGTCTGGAATACTTATCAGCATGAACTGAAAGAAAACCGCATCATCGGGCAAGTTGAGCAAGAGACTTTACCTAATGATTTAGCAAGCATAAAGGACGCTCAGCAAGGCTTTTCAGTGGGTACTAAGTACGCTGTTTCTGCTGGTGAAGTTGGGATTGAAATTGAATGGCTGGTAGTCGTCGCTAAGCCGACAATATCGCTCACAACCAAAACACCTCTAGCAAAGAACATGAGCTTTTCAGGGATGCAGAAGTCTTTTAAATACTTTTTTATTCCAGTAGATGTTAAACAGGGTGCTAGTCTTCCTTTTGTTTTAAACGGTGTTAAATATCCACCTTTTCAACTTGAAAACCTTTACAAACATCTTTTCGGTATCAAACAAAATTCAGGGAATACCGTTAATCAGATTGTCAATATGTACCTTTCAAGAAATATCGGTATAAAATACCGTATGCAAAAGCATGAAGACGGAAAGACCTACGTAGAGATTTTAACCGATTTTAGCGGTCAGGTCGTAGAAATTGGAAGCAAGAACACCCGAACCTATCGCCCGTCAGGCGGATATGGTGGAGCTGTTTCAGACGATGGGGATATTTCAACGGAAGAAAATCGGGTTAGACTAGTTACAAGGCTAATCAAGAAACTT